CTACTATACGAACAACAGAAACAGTATCTGAATTCCGAAAAATGAGTCGCGCTCAGCAGGACTCAATAAAAGACGTCGGTGGATTTGTGGGAGGAGCTCTTCGTGAAGGAAAGCGCAGAAATGGTTATGTCCTCTCCCGCTCCCTTCTGACATTAGATATGGATTATGCCAAACCGAGGATTTGGGATCAAATTGAAGCATTACATGATTTCAAATGCTGCATCTATTCAACCCATAAACATACACCAGATGCACCGCGATTAAGACTTATCATTCCAATTAAAAGAGAAGTAACAGAGGATGAATACCCAGCTCTTGGCCGGATGGTTGCAAAGGAGATTGGGATTGATTTATTCGATGATACCACTTATGAGCCATCTAGGTTAATGTATTGGCCATCCACACCGTCTGATGGAGAATTTGTCTTTAAAGAAAAGGATGGAGAGCTTTTAGATCCTGATGTTTATCTTTCCAAATATGCAGATTGGCGGGATACATCCATGTGGCCTGTATCCACAAGACAATCAGAGGTTGTACAAAGGAAAATCACAAAGCAAGCAGACCCTTTAAGTAAAGAGGGCGTTGTCGGGGCATTTTGCAGAGCTTATACCATTGAAGAAGCTATTAATACATTCTTGACGGATGTATATGAGTCAAGTGCTATGAATGGTAGGTTTGATTATATCCCTGCAGATTCTTCTGCGGGCTTGGTAATCTATGACGGTAAATTTGCTTATAGCCATCATGCCACAGATCCAGCATGTGGAATGCTGCTAAACGCTTTTGATCTGGTCCGAGTGCATAAGTTTCGGGAACTAGATGAAAAGGCGGCAGAAAATACATCACCTAGCAAACTACCTTCGTTTAAAGCTATGACTGATTTAACTTTAGAGGATGAACGGGTAAAAGAGCAGTTTGCAGAAGAACGAAAGGCTCAGGCTGAAAAAGAGTTTATTGATGAAGATTGGGAAAAGCAGCTGGAGCTTGACAAGACAGGATCAGTTAAAAATACCCTTAGAAACTTGATTTTAATACTTGAAAATGATCCAAATCTGAAAGGCATTGTGTTTAATCAGCTATCAGACAGTCTCGAAATTAAAGGTGATGTTCCTTGGCCACATCCATCTAAGTTCTGGAGAGATGCAGATGATGCCCAGCTAATCAGCTACATTGACACCCACTACGGAACCTTCTCTGCAAGAAACTATGATGTGGCCGTAGCAAAGGTAGCTGACGATAGATCTTATCATCCGATTCGGGAATTTATTGAGGCTCTTCCTGAGTGGGATAAGGTAGCTAGAGTAGATACCTTGCTCATCGATTATCTAGGTGCATCAGATAATCCATATGTTCGAGCTGTGACAAGAAAAACTTTATGTGCAGCGATTTCTCGTGTACTGACTCCAGGCATCAAGTTTGATTCCATGTTGGTTTTAAATGGGCCACAGGGGGTTGGAAAAAGCACTCTCATTGCTAAGTTAGGTGGAGACTGGTTTTCAGATAGCTTGAACTTGTCGGATACCAAGGATAAGACCGCCGCAGAAAAACTTCAAGGTTACTGGATTTTAGAAATTGGAGAACTAGCCGGACTTAAAAAAGCTGAAGTCGAAACACTTCGAAGTTTCTTGTCTCGCCAAAATGACATTTATCGTGCCAGCTTTGGCAGGAGAGCTACTCCGCACTTAAGACAATGTATCTTTTTCGGAACCACCAATGCTGAGAAAGGCTATTTGCGGGACACCACAGGAAACCGTCGCTTCTGGCCAGTAAAGACTCCGGGAAATGGCACAAAAAAATCTTGGCAGCTAAAGCAGGATGAAATTCTGCAGATATGGGCTGAGGCTCTTACCTATGTAAAGGCTGGAGAGAAATTGTACCTTGATGCTAGCCTTGAAAAGCTTGCAAAAGAAGAACAGCGAGAAGCTATGGAGTCCGATGAGCGAGAAGGTTTGGTTAGAGAGTACCTTGATATGCTTTTACCTGAGGATTGGGACACCATGGATCTATATGAACGTCGAGCCTATATCAACGGGACTGAGTTTGGTGAAAGCCAAAGGGTTGGTGTTTGGAAACGAAAATCGGTTTCTAATATGGAAATCTGGTGTGAGTGCTTTGGCAAAGATCGAGCCAATCTCCGAAGAATGGATGGCAATGAGATATCTGCAATTATGGCAAGTATCGGAGGCTGGACTGGACTCGTGAAAAAAGAACGTATCCCGCTTTATGGACCACAATGGGTTTATGTTCCCAAAACATAATTTAGTTTGGAACACATGGAACAATTTTTTCTCGGGAACAGATTTCACCTGTTCCGGTGAAACAAAAACGGTCTTTTGGTACACCTCATCGGAACAGGCGGCAGCCCCTTGTAAAGTAGGCTACTTTATAACTTATGTTCCATTGTTCCAAAAATAATTATTAATAATAATCCTAAAGACAAAAAGAAGAAATTACCTGCAGACGCGTATATACGCGAGTATAGAGACTTTTTGGATTTAGGGAACATGGAGGCTATATGAGAGAAAAATGGATTGAACAACAACTGGTAAAAGCAGTAAAAGATATAGGCGGCATTGCACTGAAGATTGTATCACCAGGTTTTGATGGAATGCCAGACAGATTGATTCTTTTGCCGGATAAAAAAATAGCTTTTGTGGAGGTAAAAGCTCCAGGTAAAACCTTAAGGCCTCTACAGGAAAAGCGAAAAAGACAGTTAGAATCACTTGGATTTTTGGTATTCTGCCTGGATCACATAGAACAGATTGGAGGGATACTTCATGAAATACAAGCCTCATGAATATCAGGTTTATGCCACTGAGTATATCCTCACCCATCCCATAGCAGCAGTGCTTTTAGATATGGGATTAGGTAAGAGTGTCATTACCTTAACTGCCATCTTTGATTTAACACTGGATAGTTTTCTTGTTCGTAAGGTTCTGGTCATTGCACCTCTTCGAGTAGCCAGAGATACATGGCCTGCAGAGCTTGAAAAGTGGGATCACCTAAAAGGTCTTAAATACACCCTAGCAGTTGGCTCTGAGGTACAGAGGAAAACAGCCCTTATGAAAAGAGCTCAGGTATACATCATCAATCGAGAAAATGTCGAATGGCTAATTTCTAGAAGTGCCATACCCTTTGATTTTGACATGGTAGTAATCGATGAGCTGTCATCCTTCAAATCCCATCAAGCGAAACGGTTTAAAAGCCTACTTAAAGTCAGGCCAAAGATTAAAAGGATCGTAGGGCTTACCGGAACGCCATCATCCAATGGACTGATGGATTTATGGGCTGAGTATCGCCTGCTGGATATGGGACAGCGATTGGGCAGGTTTATTGGCAGATATCGAGAGGACTTTTTCGTACCAGATAAACGCAATCAGCAAGTGATCTTCTCCTACAAACCAAAACCGGGAGCAGAAGAAGCTATTTATAGGCTCATATCTGACATCACTATTAGCATGAAAGGGACAGACTACCTGAAGTTGCCGGAGTTGGTTATAAACGAAGTGCCAGTGAAGCTTTCTGAAAAAGAAATGAAAACTATCGACACTATGAAGCGGGATTTAATTACAACGGTGAAAGGTGAGGATATTACTGCTGCTAATGCAGCAGCTCTTTCGGGTAAACTCCTACAGATGGCCAACGGAGCAGTCTATGATGATCAAGGTACAGTACTTTATATACATGACCGTAAGCTGGATGCACTGGAAGACTTAATCGAAGCTGCTAATGGCAAGCCAGTTCTAATTGCTTATTGGTTTAAACATGATTTATCACGAATACAAAAACGCTTTGAGGTTGAGGTGCTATCCACTAGCGATTCTATTAAGAGATGGAATGATGGAGAAATCCCTATTGCAGCCATCCATCCAGCATCAGCAGGACATGGACTGAACTTGCAAGCTGGAGGTTCAACTCTTATATGGTTTGGTCTAACTTGGAGCCTAGAGCTTTATCAGCAAACTAACGCTCGTCTTTGGCGACAAGGACAAAAAGAAACGGTAGTGATTCACCACTTGATTGCCAAAGGCACCATTGATGAACGTGTAATGAAAGCCCTAAATGATAAAAACAATACCCAATCCGCACTGATAGATGCGGTTAAAGCTACACTAAAGGAGGTCTGATAAAATGAATATTGTCTGGCAATATTTAGATAAAAGAGCAGCGGCAATTAACGCTCTAAAAGACTATAGTAGCATGAAATACATCATAGAACATACCGATGAGGATATCGCAATCCTCAACGAAGAAATGAGTTCCCCGGCATCTTCAGTTATAAATGGCATGCCATCAACCCATGATCCAAAAGCTGGAGAGAAAAGGCTCATTGCCTGCATCAATGAAATTGATGTATTAAAAGAACGTTATCGTCAAGCACTGGAATACATGGATTGGTTTCAACCCGCATGGGATGCTTTAACAGAAGACGAGCAGTATGTGTTAAAGGAGTTTTATTTGGATGATGAACAAAAGCAGATTGATGCAGTGTATAACATTTGTGATCACTTCAATATTGAACGTTCTTCTGCATACAACAAAAAGAATCGAGCGCTTCAGCATCTTGCGCTACTACTCTATGGAAAGTAATGAGTAATATCATGGACGATTTTATTAGAAATCCATAATACAATGGTATTGTGAAAAATTGTAGAGAGCCTTCGTGGAAATACCGCGGGGGCTTTTTGCATGTCCAAAGGAGGTACGAAATGCCAAAGAAACCAAAACGACCATGTTCTTCTCCTGGTTGTCCGGAACTGACAGATGGACGTTTTTGTCCGGAGCATGCCAAAAAGGAAGCTTCTCGTTATGAAAAATATCAGAGAGATCCTGAAACGAGGAAGCGTTACGGTCGTGCATGGAAAAGAATACGTGACCGTTACATTGCAGTCCATCCACTATGTGAAGAGTGTAAAAGACAAGGAAAGCTGACACCAGCAACTGAAGTGCATCATATCCTCCCCTTGGCACGAGGTGGGACACACGATGAAAGCAACCTAATGGCTCTTTGTACTCCTTGTCACTCTGCTATCACAGCAAGAGATGGAGACCGTTGGCCATCCCGGTAGGGGGGAGTCAAATCTCTACAGCTTTTTAAACGGTCAACGGGCGTGGGGCTTCGTGCAAAAAGTCGCAGTTTCAAACGGGGTAATACCCCCTAATAAGAAATGAGGTGAGTTAATGGCCAAAGATGGTACAAATCGAGGCGGTGCCCGTATTAGATCTGGTCAGAAAAAGAAAGCACTTATAGATAAAATCGCTGAGGGAAATCCCGGTAAAAGAAAACTGGAAGTTATTGAATTTAAAAACACCGCAGAACTTCAAGGCCAGGAGATGCCACAGCCAAGGGCTATGCTTTCAGCAGTACAAAAGGATGGTAAAACATTAGTAGCTAGCGAAATTTATGAGCTTACGTGGAAATGGCTTGAGGAGCGAGGGTGTGCACATCTAGTTCTACCACAGCTATTAGAAAGATATGCCATGAGTGCTGCTAGGTGGATACAGTGTGAGGAAGCAATAAGTGAGTTTGGTTTTCTTGCTAAACATCCAACTACTGGCAACGCTATCCAAAGTCCATACGTTTCCATGAGCCATAATTTTATGAGCCAAACCAACAGACTCTGGATGGAAATATATCAGATCGTTCGTGAAAACTGTGCGACAGAGTATTCCGGTGCAAATCCACAGGATGATGTAATGGAACGACTGTTGACTGCCCGTAGAGGTAAATAATGATAAGGAGATGTGAGATGAGTAAGAGATATTTAACAGCAGAAAGTGTATGTGCAGGACATCCTGATAAACTGTGCGATATTATTGCTGACAATATTTTGGATGAATGCCTTAGAAAAGATAAAGCATCACGCGTAGCGTGTGAGGTTATGGCTACTAAAGGAAAAATTATCGTGGCGGGCGAGATCTCCTGCAGCGAGAAAATTGATATCAGAAATATTGTTAAGAATGTGCTTAAAGAACTAGGTTATAACCCTTTGAAATTTTTAATTTATGTATATGTACACAATCAGAGTTCTGATATTGCATCTGGGGTGAATACTGCACTAGAAGCACGAAATGGTATAAACGAACAATATGGTTCTATCGGTGCTGGTGATCAAGGGACTATGTATGGCTATGCCACTAAAGAAACTAGAGAAATGCTTCCTCTTCCCCTTGTCTTATCTCATCGAATTGTAAAGAGACTAGATGAGGCAAGAAAAGGTAAGCTGATTAAAGGTATCCTTCCCGATGGAAAAGCACAGGTAACGATTGAGTATGATGATGATGTTCCAGTGAGAGTTAAAACCATTGTAGTGTCAGTTCAGCATGAAAAGAATAAAACTCAGGAAGAGCTAAAATCCGATATTTTAAATAATGTGTTATGGCAGTGTTTTGAGGATTTTCCTTTTGATGATGAAACAGAAATTCTTATCAATCCATCTGGCCAGTTTGTATTAGGTGGACCTGCTGCAGATACAGGTTTAACTGGAAGGAAGATCATGGTGGACACTTATGGCGGACTTGCATCACATGGTGGCGGAGCACTATGCGGGAAAGATCCAACCAAAGTAGACCGAAGCGGTGCTTACATGGCTAGGTATATTGCTAAACATATCGTGTGGTGTGATTTGGCAGAGAAATGTGAAGTGGCTATTTCCTATGCTATTGGCAAGGCAAATCCTGTGGCTTTTTCCATAAATACTTTTGGAACAGGAACAGTTTCTGATGAAGTTCTAACCATTGCTGCTCAAGAAGTTTTTAATTTGAGGCCTGCAGCAATTATTGAAAAGCTGCGACTTAGAAACATTCATTACTCCGATACAGCAGTCTATGGTCACTTTAACAGTTGCCTGTTCCCTTGGGAGGATGTTAATAAATATAGCGAACTAAAAGAGGCGGTGGGAAAATATGCAGATAGAGAAAATTAAGACGAAACTGCTGATCCCTGCTGATTATAATCCTAGAAAGGACTTAAAGCCGGGTGATCCAGAGTATGAAAAGCTAAAACGCTCCCTTGAGGAGTTTGGCTACGTCGAACCAGTTATTTGGAATAGAACCACAGGTAGAGTAGTTGGTGGCCATCAGCGATTGAAAATCCTACTGAACATGGGTATGGAGGAAGTAGATTGCGTAGTTGTTGAGATGGATGAGGAAAAGGAAAAAGCCCTCAATATTGCATTGAATAAAATAAACGGAGATTGGGATAAGGAAAAACTAGCACTTCTCATTACAGACTTAAATGCAGCTGACTTTGATGTATCTCTCACAGGATTTGATCCCGGAGAACTAGATGATCTTTTCAAGGATACGATGAAAGAGAAAATAAAAGAAGATGATTTTGATGTGGACAGCGAGCTGAGTAAGCCCGCTGTTTCGCGTTTAGGGGATGTTTGGATACTTGGTAGGCACAGACTGGTATGCGGAGACAGCACAAAAAAAGAAACCTTCAACATATTAATGGATGGAAAAGTCGCCAATCTGGTGGTAACTGATCCCCCATACAATGTCAACTATGAAGGCACTGCTGGGAAAATCAAAAATGATAATATGGCAAATGATGCATTTTATCAATTTTTATTAGATGCATTTAAGAATACAGAATCGGTATTGGCATCAGATGGAAGCATATATGTATTCCATGCTGATACCGAAGGACTTAATTTTAGAAAAGCTTTTATTGACGCAGGCTTTTATCTTTCCGGTACTTGCATTTGGAAGAAGCAGTCCTTGGTTCTTGGAAGATCTCCTTATCAGTGGCAACATGAACCGGTACTCTTTGGTTGGAAAAAGAAGGGTAAGCATCTCTGGTATTCGGACCGTAAGCAATCAACCATATGGGAGTTTGATAAGCCGAAAAAGAATGCAGATCATCCAACCATGAAGCCCATTGCTCTAATTGCTTACCCCATTATGAACTCCAGCCTTACCAATAGCATCGTGCTTGATCCTTTTGGAGGTTCTGGCTCTACGCTGATTGCCTGTGAGCAGACCGATAGAATTTGCTATACCATCGAGCTGGATGAAAAGTACTGTGATGTTATTGTGAAGCGTTACATTGAGCAGGTTGGAACAGATAAAGATGTCTATGTTATTCGTGAAAAAGAGAAGATTCCATTTAACGTGGCAGCCACATCCACTGATGAATTAGATTGATAGAGCAAGTTTTAAATGCATTTTTGCACAGAAATAACTTGCTATTGTGTAGCGTTAGAGTGATATATGGTACTACCAAATAAGAAAGGTGGTATGTAGCATGAAAATTGATTTTAATCGCACTGGTGGTGAGAGAAAGGCCCTAGTTACTGAGATTGGAGAAATACTAAGAAAAAAGCCTGAATACAAAGGTGCACCAACATTTATTTATCAAATAGGCAGTTTTAAAGTTGATAAAGAAGGTGCTCTTATTTTTGACGAGGGAGTTATTGGCGAAAAAGCGGCCACACTCCTCGATAAACTTGAGAGTCGAGGATTTACCTATGTGAAACCAGAAGGTTTGCTACAGGGGCACACAGACGACAAAGACTTGTTAGTAATT